GTTCCATCGCGTGGTCCAAGCGAAATTTGGGAACCATGATCTCAGCAGGCGGCGCGGCGGGCTCAGCAGGCGGAGCCACGGCTGCCGGCGCCACAGGGGCGGGGGCGGCAGGGGGCGCGTTCTGCTGGGCTTCGAGAGCGGCTTCCTCCTCCTCGACCTCGCGGCGCAGCGCCTCAAGGGCGGCCTTGCCATCGTCGATCGGGAGAGCGGGTTCGTTGTCCGGCACGACAGCGGGCAGGTTGTCTGCGCGCACGTCGTCAATCACCTCAGCCATGGGTGTTCCTGTCTATCGCTCAGGGTTGCGTGATCGCCCGTCAGCCCGGCGGCGGCTCCAGCGATATGGTTCGCTGGCAACCAACTGGTCCGAGAGTTTTCACCTCGGCGCGGCGGTAACTGTTAATCCCGCCTCTGTGGGTCGCGCCTTCCCAGCGCACGCGAACCCAACTCTAGTGCAGCCGGGCGAACCCTGGCCGCGTGGCCTCCCCAGGCCGGAAACCGTGATCCCCCATCATCGGCAGAGCCGTGACGATTGCCTTCTCGCACTTCTCGGCCAGGTCACTGACCGGCCACTGGCAAACGCGAGCCCAGGGATCGTCGAAATTCACAGCGGCCAGGCCATGCCCAGCCGCGTCGCGGTACAGCGCGTGCATCCGGTCATCGGCCCAGAAGACGACCCAATGGCCGCCGCGGTGCATGTCCGCGTTCAACAGGACCGCCAACTCCACCATGCGGTCCAGGACATCCTGGGGCGGCTGTGGCGTCCGCTCCCCGCGGCCGCGCATGGTGCCCCGACCGTCGCCCCGCAGGACCACGGCGTACCACTCGGCGCCCTCGCCGGCGAACTCGATCGCGGCGATCAGGTTGCGCGTCACGAACTCGTCGTCGACGCGATGCAGCCGGCGGCCGCAGTCGATCATCCGCCCCGTCGTGCCAAGCACCGGGACGATCCGCTCCATGCCCATCGTCTTCCCCTAGAGCCCGCTCAGGCTCTCAGACCCGCCGGGCGCCGCCGGCAGCGAGCCCCCGTCACCGTCCACCGCAGAGCCGCCAGGGCCGGGGCCGCTGGCCGCCGGGGCTGACACCCCGGGGGCCGCGCCAGTCGCCGCCTGCAACTCACGGGCCTGCGCTACCATGGCCCTCAGTTCTTCCTTCCGCCCCAGAGAGGAGGCGTCGATCAGGAAGTCATCGGGGATCGGGATGCCGATGCCCTTCAGTTCCAGCAACTCGGCAAACTGCGCCGCCAGGAACTGCTCATTCGCCGTCGTCTCGTCGATGCTCACCGAATAGGTTCCGAGCGTCACATCGTTGATGACCGCATCGGCCGCCTTCTGATTGATGACCATCTGGATCGGGGTCGGCCCATCGCCGTTGACCCGCACGATCCGCTGCGTGTTGTAGTGGTCCTGGATGACCTCAAGCTGCTTCACGCCGCCCAGGTGCATCGTCTGGTGCCAATTCAGCATGGCCAGTTCCAGGCCGATCACGGCGCCCTGCTGCCGGGCCCGGATGGCGCGGCCGCTGGCAGTCCCCGCATCGGTCAGGCCCAGCGCGGCGTCGTTGATGCCGGCAATCTCCTTGATGTCGCCCTCGGCCTCTTTCTCAAGCTGCTCGATCGAGACAGGCGCCTGCGCCGGCTGGATCTGCTCGGGGTGCGGCAACTGCTGCCCTTTCGCATCCCACGCCTTGAACTTCAGCGTGAACCCGGGCTTGCCGCCGTTCTGCTTGAGGTTCTGTTCCTCTTGCGGCGTCAGCGCGCCCTCGGCGTACTTCCAGCCGCCATTTGACGACCGGCCGATGATGTTGATCCGCGCCGAGCGCCGCACATTGATCTCGCGCTGCGGGTCCAGCAGAGGCTCCACGAACCCCATCGTCTTGCCGCGGCGGAAGTAGGGGAAGAACGGAACCACCGTGAAGGACTGGTACGGGCTCCACCCGTCGGCGACCATGGTATGGCCTACCATCTGCGTCCAGCGCAGCCGGCGCACCCGCAGGTTCGCCACCGTCAGCGGCTCGCCCTTCGCCTGCGCCCAGGCCAAAATCTGCTGCACCTTGTCCTGGCCAAAATTGTCGGGGATGCGGCGGATATCCCCCGTCTCCATGTCCACAAAATGGTAGGCCCAGGTGTAGATGTAGTGCTGGATGTCCAGCATCCGCACGTTCTTGCGGTACGGGTCGAACCAGTTGTTCCAGTTCGACTGGAACAGCGACCAGCCCCGCGTGTCGTCCTCGTGCTGCCCGAACCCGCGCACCGGCGAAATCTCGCTCTCGGCGGCGTACGGCGACACCGGGAAAGCCATCGGCGACGTGCCGGCCAGCGACGGCAGCGCCGCCTCCAGAGCCCGCTTGCCATAGGTGTTCTGGATCTCCTCGACGCTCAGCCAGCGCGAGGTCATCACGTACTGGCCTTTGTTCAGGTCGTACTGGTCAGCCTCGGGGTCTGGATAGACCGAGAATGGATCCAGCGGCGTCCAGGCAGTATGCCCCAGCAGGTTCTTCGAGAAGTCCAGCCGGATATCCCAATAGCCACGGCCGCCGGTGATCCCGTCGATGTAGACCTCGGCCTGCGAGAACGGCAGCCGGTTCATCTCGCTGATCTGCTTGGACACATGGCTCAGCACGCGAGCGATGTCCGCGGTGCCAGAGCCGTCGTTGCCCGGCAGGTACTTCACATCCGTCCGGTTGTTGGCGAAATACCCAACCACCAGCTTGAACAGCGGCAAAATCTTGTTGATGACCAGCGCCGGCCGGCCCTCGGCCTCCAGCTTCGCAAGGTCAGCCGCCGACCACTGCTTGCCCTCCAGCGCGTCCACGCACGCCTTCGCCACCATCGCCCACTCGGCCTGGCGCTCGGACGCCGCGATGAACCGCTCGGCGTGGCGCGTGATCCAGCCCCAATCCTGGCGGGGCAGCGCCGGCGCCTCAGCGTGCGTGAAGGGCGAACCGTCTGGCATCAGGGGGCCTTCGGCGGCTTCGGCAGGTCAGCCTTCGTCACGTTGACCTCGATGCCGTAGTTCTTCAGCAGCGCCTGGATGACTTGGCGCGGCTCCACCACGCTCACCACCAGCAACCCGATCAGCAGCCAGCGCACCCACCAGAACTGCGCCTCAATCCCCTTGTAGCGGATCGCGCAGACCTCCTCGTGCGTGTTGATCTGCCCCTCAACGTCGGCCAGGCGCGGCACCAAGCCGCCATCCCCGTCCAGACGGTCATAGAGGCGACGAATATCCTCTCCGCCCGCCCCTGCCATCGTGGCGGCGGTCACGCGCTCATCCAGGATGGAGCGCCACCGGCCCGGCTGCCCTGCTCCATCGCGGCGCGCTCCAACTGCATCGCCACCGTCTCAATCCCAGCCCGCGGCCCAAACGGCATGAAAAACGACATCGCCAGCGTGTCGCCAACGTCCGGCGATGGAAGACCCCGCGCACGCATCTCGTCCTTGCCCTCGATCTGCACCTTCATCGTGCGGTCCGAGAAGCCATACTCAGGCGATGTCAGGTCCATCCGAAGCTCCTTGTCCGGGGGGATCATCCCACCTTCTTTCAGCCACTCATTCGCCAGCCACATCATCTCGGCCCGACGGTTCAAGAACCGATTGGGCTGCATCGCCTTCACGCCGGCGTTCACGCCGATCACCTCGACGCCCATCTCAACCAGCACGTCGACAACGCCAGCGCCGACGCCGACCTCATCCACTAGCAAATGGTCGGGATGCTCTTTCGACCACCACTCGAAGACGCGATAGGCAACCTGCGTCGTCTCCAACTCGCGGTACTTCGCCAGCACCACAAAGGTCCGACCGCACCGCATCCCGATCACCGTCTGGTCGGAACCAAACCGCGCCACGTCCACTGTCATGATCCGCGGCGCCAAGGGGTTCTGCTCCAGCCGATACCGCTCCAGCCCGCCTGGCCCCTGCGCAACCGCCTTCGTCAGCCGATCGCCATGCGTCCGCACCCAAGCGGCCATCGCCTGGTCCACCGTCTCCTCGGAGATCAACTGCATCGAGGCCGCCCGCGGGAAAATCCCCCGCACGCGAACGCGAACGAAGTCGCTGTCCTCGCCGTAGTCGTCGATCCATTGCTTGATCTGCGACTTGTTCGCCATCTTGGCGTTTCGGCTGTCGACCTCGAACGTCTCCCACCGATGCCGGAACTCGCGCCAGCATTCCCGGAACCGCCCCTGGTTCCGCGTCGGGTTGCCGAAGCAAATCCACATCGCGCCATCCGTCGTCATGGCGCCCTCAGTCACCGTCCAAATCTCGTCGGCGATCGCGCTCGCCTCGTCGAAAATCACCAGCACGTCTTTCTCGTGCGTGCCGGCAAACCCCTCCGACCTCTCCTTCGACCAAGGCACCGCCAACGCCGCATGCGTCTCCGGCCGGTCGATCATGTACAGCTTCGTCGCCGTCCACTGAAACCACTCGCGGTGCAGCGCCAGACGGTGCCACTTCGACAACTCACGCCAGGTTTTCCCCGACAACTGCCCCAGCGTGTTCGCCGTCACCACAATCGCCGGATCAACCCGAGTGCTCAGCATCCAAAGCACAATCCAGGACACCAGCGCGGACTTGCCCACACCATGCCCACTCGCCACCGCCATCTGGATCGCACCCAGATCCAAACCAATCCCGCGCCGAGCGCTCTCCTCGCCCAGCCGCGTCAGGAACTCGACCTGCCACTCGTCCGGCCCCTCCTGGTCGTGAAGCCGCGTCCCCTTTACCCCCCAGGGGAAAACGAACATCACAAAGCCCAGAGGATCATCCCGGAACCCGACAATGATCTCGATCAGCGAAGGAGCCGCAGCCCCTACGCTCGGAGCCGATACCGCCCTGCGTGCCATCGCTTCAGCCCATCAGTGCCGAAAGCGCCGCCACGACAACCACCGCCAGAAAGAGAACGGCCAGGCCGAACCCAATCACGATGCCCGTCAAATAGTCACCCAGCGCATGCAGCGCGTCGGCGACCACATCACGCATCAGGCCTGCCACTCGCGGATGTTCTTGGGCTCCCACGCCGCGGCGCCAACCCGCTCGCCAGACGGCCC